GTAGAATATTAAACTCTCCAGCTCGAACGTGAACCCGTTACCCATGGATGAAAACATGGCATTAACATGCAGTTCACCGTCTATTAGTGTAGTTGGACTCCGTAAGGAATTTAACACAGAATACCAAAAGTCAGGAAGAAGTAATTCAACCAGACCAGAGGAAACACTGTCACTAGCAGACGACAAGTCGATCGTGGCGAGAAGATCATTGACCGAACCCTCACGGGCAAGTTCTCTGTTTCTTGATTGATCATTTAGGTCAATCCCATATCGACGCAATTGAGTACGGATATAAAATCCGACACCCTTTTGCATATACATGTTAAGATCGGGCTCCTTACAGGCGCACCGATCAATGTCATGGTTCTTAGGAACAGTAAACAGTACGTTGCCGGGTACGACATTGAGTGAAGACTCAGTGTCGATCCTACACTGATTCCACAACGGAAAGTCCTCGATAAGATCGAGGAACAATTCTTTTGCGGAGAGTGTAACGTCTGCCTTACCGAGGAACTTCAAAGCCGGATGGCTAGAAGTTCGAACACGACTCGTAGTTGCTCCTCCACTAAAAGAGCCCATAAGGCTCTCCCATGGGGGGACTTCGCCGATAATGTTCGTAATGATCTCACGAACTTTGTCAACAAAACGATCGAACCGCACCAGGGGTAAAATTTGATAATCCTCTGGTGTTGTTAAAATTCGATCATTAGTTGCCTCATTGTTCCGTTCGGTAGCGAGCCACTTATTTATAGCTCGTTGCCTGCGAACAATGGGAGGAGCAGTCGTGTCAGAGCAGTATTTGCTCAGAAACGTTTCTTTCAGATATCGGTGATGAACCGCTTCATCTGAGAGAGACTGCACAGAGTTTATGATGAGGTCATTAAGCCTCGTGAGGCCGGGCACAGATGTTCTGAAGAACCTGTGTGTCCGAGCACGATTTGCCATGGAGTATCTCCTTTGACAACAAATCCTGTACTAGGTACAGGATCCCAGATAGTATTGATAATATCAATACTTTGCGCCGATGAGACAATTTAGTAGATCGACGCGGTGTTATAAAGCACCGGGTTGAGCCACGCGTTGTCCGTGTCGGTGAACAAGGAAATAAATCCCTTGATCACATCTTCACGTTCATCGGCCGTCGACGTTTTGTCGAACGAAAACGAGACCTCGCCATACGCGGTACGCGTATTAACGGGTTGATCGATTCCGTCAACAGTCGACGTCTGGACAACGGGGAAAACGCCCTTGAGCGTGATCTTCCGACGTCCAGCCTGGGTACGCACCGCCGAAATGGTGATGCGCTTGTCGCCAATGGGGACATCCCCACCGAAGGCGAACTCCGCCACGCCACCGGTAATCGAAACCGGATCGTAGTTGGAGGTTCCTGCAGTATCAGTGATCTGCAGAGTCGTTGCCTGAGGCATAACAGTTCCTTTCAAGGAATTGTGGTTAAGTGTGGTTTCCACAGATAAAGTGGATTATCGCACTACTGGAGGATGGCAAACTAGTGTTTACCACGTAACCCACGTATCAAAGCGAGTGCTTCGGTAATGTGAGTTGATGAAAACGGGGACTCGTTGGCGACAAGCTCGGGTGATGGGAATGATCCCAGCACTTGACGAGTATATTGTTCACCTTCGACCTCTCCGCCCATCGGGGATATAACATCCCAGTTGGCGAGAGGAACTCGCGTCGTTTTAGCACGAAACTTCAACGAATGCGAGTTGTAACCCGTCATGAACGACAGACCGATAGTTGCGTTCATAGCTTCGAGGTAATTACCAACAGGTAAAAACCAATCAACTATGAAGGAGTAGGGTACAAGATCCCAAGCTACCCACAGTGGGTCGTCAAGACCAAGCTGATGGGCAGTGCGACGGTAGCCTGACATAGAGTCAGAGTCTACAGAAGCTACGATCTTACAACAGTAACGATATTCGTAACTGCCG